TCATGGGTGAAATCAGGCGGCGATATTTATTTGTATGCTGACTTGGTAGCAGAACATGAGCGTGAGGAATGCATCAAAATTGTTATGCAAGGTACTGGAGAGCCAGTACAAACTAGAACGCTAAAAATTATTAACCAAGAACGTGAACGCATTGTTGATGGTATAAGGAGACAAGAATGACTAAAGAAGAAATCATAGAGATAGGGATGCAAGCAGGAATCAGCAAGCCTGTTTTGTTACTTGGTAATAATCTTAAATTGTTGACAGCCTTTGCCAAACTGGTAGCAGAAAAAGAACGTGAGGCGTGTGCAAAGATGTGTGATGTATTAGCCGTGCATCCCGAATACGCATCAAACATTACTAAGTTAGCGGCGCAAGCCATACGCAACAGAAGACAAGTATGAAATGGACACCTAGTGGATTTGGATATGACCAAGTTGAATTTACATGGTTTGATTTATTTAAAATAATGATTGGAAAAGAATTAAAAGATGGCGCATTAGTTGCCAAAAGAGCAAGGGGACAAGAATGAAGTTTAGAAAAAAACCTGTGGTGATAGAAGCCACGCAATGGTTCAAGATGGGCGACCATCCAATGGTCTATGAGGTCATGGGTAATCTTAAAGAGATCAATGGATGGATTTGTATGACTCCAACAGGAGAATATGCCATCAAAACACTTGAAGGCCATCATATCGTTAGTTCAGGCGATTGGATCATCACTGGCGTTAAGGGTGAACATTACCCTGTAAAAAGTGACATCTTTGAAATGACATATGAAAGGGTAGAAGAATGAAAACCAAAGAAGAAATTAAAGAAGAGATCATTGAATTGTATGGCGCAAACAAAGCATTAACAGAAGCAATGGATCGTTTACACAAACAACAAATTGAAACCACGAAGAAGATGTTCGCTTTAAACAATATGTTGAGAGACATGGAGAACAAGAATGACTAAAGATGAGCCTGTTGCGTGGGGAATGGAAAAAGACGGAGTTATTCTTGATGTAATCTGCCCTGCCGAACATGAGCGTGAAGAAGGTAGCTATACAGTACCTCTCTATACCACACCACAACGTGAATGGATAGGACTGACTGATGATGAAGTTAAAGAAATCTGTTTAGCAAACAGACCTTACGTTTCAGACATGGTGGTTGTGCTTGAAGCTAGACTGAAAGAGAAGAATGGATACTGAAGAAATCATAGCTAAGATTCTCGCTAATCAATGGTGGCCTTTTGATCGTGTCGATCCGAAGATACTGCAAGAAGTTATGCGTAGACAAAAGCAAGAAACATTTAATGGATATGAGGAGTCACCAATATGAATGAACGCAAAATAGAAGCCATGATAGATGAAGCAATGAAAAAAACTTTCATGGATGGGTACAAACAAGGATTCAAAGATGGGTATAACGAAAACTATGCGAAGCAGTTAGAACAACCACAACCAAAGCAGTCAGGCATTGTTTCAATAACTACACCTGTACCTATTGGGTACTTGTGTGAAAACGCAGTAGGATATAAATATTTTAGATGGAAAAAACCATCTAGTAACTATAAACCTATTGCTCTATATACAGCACCAATTAAGGAGAACACATGAAAGATCCCGAAGATGAAGAGTTCGAGCGCATTGAGAGGGAGTCAGGATGGCGCAAGAGACAAGTTGAGAAAGAAGTTATGAACGAAGAAATTCTTAGAGAGTTATGGGACAAGTCAGGCGGTGACATTTACAAGTACGCTGATCTTGTAACAGAGTATGAAAAACAATGGATCGGATTGTCAGGAGAAGAAAAATATAAACTCTATTGCAGTCCTATGCCGTTAATGGCATTGATCGAGGAGATCGAGTACAAGCTGAAGGAAAAGAATAAATGAACGATCCAGTAAGTCATCCCAAACACTACACCGAACATCCGTCAGGAGTTGAATGTATAGAGATTACAAGGCACATGGGTTTCAACCTAGGCAATGCGATTAAATACATTTGGAGATGTGACCTGAAGAAAGATGCGATTGAGGATCTGAAGAAGGCAGTTTGGTATCTTGAAGATGAAATCAAATTGAGGGAACGCAATGAGAAAAGTAAGCACAAATAGATTTGCGATTATGAAGAAGGGTGGACAGTACGTTAAACCTTTCTTAGATGACTCGCCTTATCTGTTATTTAAACGCATGAAAGATGCTGAATCTACCTTAGCTATGGATCGCAAGAGTATGTATAAGGTAGTGAAAGTCCGAGTAACAATTGAACCTATTGGAGAATAAAATGTTAGAAGGTGTAAAAATCATAGCCGAGCGCATTCGTGAGTTTCCCGAAGAGATACCAAAGTGGAAACATTTTTTGAACACACAGTTATCTGAAATGCTAACTGAAGAAGAACACGCACATATAAAGGAAGCTTTCTATGAGGCAGATAGGAAAGACTTCAACGCACGAGTGTTGGATTGTCTGAATGATAATGATCCTAAAATCAGATACAAAGCCGAAGAAAGATATGCAACAGGGTGGACTGATCCAAGGACGGCAATTTCGCCTTTTACTTTTAGCAAAGCGCAAATTCAAGCCGAAGGTCAACCAATTCAATACAAATAAATGTTAATAACAATTGACTTTGAAACGTACTACTCCAAGGACTTTGGCTTTAGCAAGCTGACGACCGAGGAGTATATTCGTGATCCACGCTTTGAAGTTATAGGTGTTGCCGTACAGGTGGACGACGGCACACCTACTTGGTTCTCAGGCACGCACGCTGAGATAAGAAACTTCCTGATGAAGTATGACTGGAAACACAGTATGCTTGTTGCCCATAACACAATGTTCGATGGGGCGATCCTCCATTGGATATTCAACATTACCCCAATGATCTATGGTGATACCCTATGTATGGCGAGAGCATTACATGGTGTGGATGCAGGTGGATCACTGGCCAAGCTCGCCGACAAATACCAAATAGGTATCAAGGGAACTGAAGTTGAAGATGCTAAAGGGAAAACCCGAAGTGACTTCACCCCCGAAGACTTAGCGCAATACGGAGAGTATTGTAAGAATGACGTTGCGCTGACCTACAAGCTATTCAATATCATGGCTAAAGACTTTCCCTACGAGGAACTGCGTCTTATAGACATTACTCTGCGTATGTTCACCCATCCCATGTTATATCTAGATCAGAAGGTTCTGAAAGATAGGCTGACCAACTTGGTTGAAGAAAAGAACAATCTATTGCGATCTCTCATGAGCTACCTGGCGTGTCAAGATGAAGAGGAAGTACGTAAGAAACTCTCTAGCAATGCACAGTTTGCCAAGGCTTTATCCGAGTTAGGGGTTGAACCGCCCAAAAAGATTAGCCCGACCACAGGCAAAGAGACTTGGGCATTGGCTAAAAAGGACGAAGGGTTCTTGGCGCTGACCGAGCATGAGGACGTAGCGATTCAGCATCTCTGCGCTGTACGCTTGGGAACTAAATCTACTTTGGAAGAAAAACGCCTAGAGCGTTTTATTGATGTAGGGAAAAGGCACAACGACCTTGTACCTATCCCATTAAAATATTATGGCGCACACACAGGTCGATGGAGCGGGACAGACAAGATCAACTTTCAGAACTTGCCGAGCCGTGATCCCAATAAGAAAGCATTAAAGAATGCCATTGTTCCGCCCGACGGATACAGGATCATCAACTGTGACTCATCCCAAATTGAGGCTAGAGTTCTTGCGTGGTTGGCTGGTCAGGATTCAGTTGTTAAACAGTTTGCTGATGGCGAGGATGTCTACTCTATATTTGCGTCTAAGGTCTATGATAGGGTAATTACTAAGAAAGATCCAACCGAGCGTTTTGTGGGAAAGACTTGTATTCTGGGGCTAGGCTATGGGACTGGAGCAACTAAATTACAGCATACACTAGCCACATCCCAACCAGTCAGCGTAAAGATAAGTTCGGAAGAGTCCGATAGGATAGTTAAAGTCTACCGAGAGACTAACGACATGATCCCCGATCTATGGGCAGAGGCTGATCGTATGCTCAACATGATGATGAACTCAAAGTTTACTAAAACCCTTAGTTTTGGAGAGCACTCATGCGTTCACTTCGATAAGGATGGCATCATACTGCCCAATACTTTACGTATACGCTACACAAATCTTAGAAGACAAGAGATGGACGGCAAGACCAAGACTGTTTACGACTCTAGAAAAGGTACTGTTTCCCTATGGGGCGGTGCAGTTGTAGAGAATGTTGTACAGGCATTGGCTAGGATTATCGTGGGTACTCAGATGGTCGAGATCAATGAAACATATCCTATTGCATTAACAGTCCATGATGCTGCGGTCGTCATTGTCCCCGAAGATGAGATGGACGAGGCAGTCCGTTATATAACTGGTGTCATGTCTAAAGCGCCGTCGTGGGCAACAGGACTTCCAGTTGCGTGCGAAGCGAAAGTTGGTGCGTCTTACGGTGATTGCTGATAAGATTACACATCGAAACTTCCAGTTAAATACAGTTATGCAAAATCTCACATGGTCTTATTCCAAGCTCAAAGACTACGTTAATTGTCCTAGGCAGTACAACGCAGTTCATGTCTCAAAAGAATTCCCAAAAGCTATGACGAAAGAAATGGCGTTTGGGAATCAGGTACACAAAGCTCTAGAGAACTACGTTAAAGACGAGACTCCTCTACCGCCCAATTACGAACACTATGCCACACAGTTAGAACCCTTGCGTGTGATGGATGGTGTGAAATATCCTGAGTACCGCATGGGCTTGACATACGACAGGAAAGCGTGTGGGTTCTTTGATAAAGATGTTTGGGTGCGAGGGATTGCTGATCTGTTAGTCTTGCAAGACAACCATGCGTTTATCGTTGACTACAAAACGGGCAAGATCAAATACGCTGATCCAAAACAATTACAACTCATGGCTTTGATGGTGTTTGAGCATTTTCCACAGATCACTTTTGTTGATGCTGGATTATTGTTCGTTGCACACAAACAGTTTATCACAGCGGAATACTCAGCTGACGATAAAGAAAAGCTTTGGGGAGACTTTGAGCCTGACCTGATGCGTATGTCTGTATCGCATGAGAATGATACATGGCAACCTAACCCTAGTGGACTGTGCGGATGGTGTCCAGTAAAATCGTGTGAGTTTCATAAGGAGAGATAAATGTCATATGAAACATGGTATTTTATAAAAGACGATATTTTGTATGAACATTACGAGAACGATGGGCATACTGCTCTGCGTAGGGGCTTAGAAGCTAGAAATATTCCTCTGTGTACAGTTGAAGAAGCCAAAATAAAATATCCCGAAGTCATTGCAAAATTGGAGAGCGAACATGCCGTACGTTAACAAGCCTAGACCTTATAAAAAAGAATATCAACAACAACTCGAACGTGGCGAGAGAGAACGTCGTGACGAGCGTCAGCGTGCTAGACGTGCAATTGATAAGCGTGATACAGGCACAGTCACTAAAGAATCCCCCAAGCGCAAAGGTAAAGACGTAGCTCATGTCTTGGCGCTTGACAAGGGTGGATCGAATAAAGATGGTCTGCGTATTGAAAGTGCATCAAAGAATCGTTCATTTAAACGAGACTCTAAGGGTAACCTCTTATCAGAAATTAGCAAAAAAGAGCGTAGCAGAACTTGACATTTTTAAATTAGTCCTTATAATGAGAAATGTTGGCGAAACGGTTTAGCTCCGTAGGATGGCGAATATTAAAGAGTGTTGTGTCCTAACCCTGCTTTATGGGAGCGCCAACAAAGGATTCAGTTGACGGACTTTAAAACCGTTCGGTCGTTAGGTATGTAGTGGATCGTTAGCCTACTTTGCAGGGCAATAACCATATCAGTTAGTCGGCAGGCCTTCTTCAGAAAACCTTTCCCTGCGTCAGGACTAGCCGTATAGGGGGCGTGCCCCCTATTCGTCAAACAGTTTTTTATTTAGTTGAAAGTAAGTAATGGTATTGATAGACAATTCAGCAATTAATTTTCAATGTCCACAGGACACAGCAGAGCGCATCGAGAATTGCATTGAGCGTTCGCAGATTATTTCCAAACTCCCCAATGGTACGGCAGACGTTGTTGTTTACTTTGGTTTGGAGGAGATGCAAGAACTATCTCGCATCGCAGGGCATCAATTAAAAGTTCCTTCACCCATAGAAAACTCTTACTCATGGCCTGGAATGTTCAAACCATTCGACCACCAGAAAGATACTTCTAGATTTCTCACACTCCATCGCAGAGGCTTTTGCTTTAACGAGGCTGGCACAGGTAAAACATCGGCAGCGATATGGGCGGCAGATTATCTAATGAAGTTAGGATACATCAAAAGAGTCCTAGTCATTTGCCCCTTGTCTATTATGCAAAGCGCATGGCAAGCGGATCTTTTTAAAACAGCTATGCACCGCTCTTGCGGTATTGCACATGGTTCTACATCCAAACGTCAAAAAGTAATTAATGGTACGTATGAGTTCGTTATCATTAATTATGATGGGGTAAATGTTGTAGAGAAAGATATTGCAGAGGGTGGGTTTGATTTAATCATCATTGATGAAGCAAACGCTTACAAGACTACCAGTACGAAGCGCTGGCGTACACTAGCGCGTCTCATCAAAGCAAATACTTGGCTATGGATGATGACAGGCACACCAGCCGCCCAATCTCCAGTAGACGCTTTTGGTCTTGCACGCCTTGTGAGTCCAGCCCGAGTGCCGAAATACATGACGGCATGGAAGGATAAGGTCATGGTTCAAATTACCAAATTCAAGTGGGCGCCTCGGCCGAACGCAAGGGATATGGTTTATAGCGCATTACAGCCTGCTATACGCTACGAGAAAGCACAATGTTTAGATTTGCCTGATTTGATTTATCAAACACGAATGGTCGCTCTCACGCCTCAAGCTACAAAGTATTACAAAGAGCTTGTCAAAGAAATGCAAATTCAGACAGTAGGCGAAACTATAAGTACCGTCAATGCGGCGGCAGCTCTATCAAGATTATTACAGCTATCAGGTGGTGCAGTCTACACCGATACGGGCAATGTCGTGGAATTCGACGTGTCACCAAGACTGAATGTGTTGTCCGAGGTCATAGATGAAACATCTAATAAGATTCTAATTTTTGTACCTTACCGACACACATTAATACTTATTAAGAATTATTTAGATAAACAAGGAGTGTCCAGTGAAGTAATATCAGGCGATGTCACTGCGAATCAACGCAGTTCAATTTTCAATAATTTCCAAACTATGACAAACCCTAGGGTTCTGTTAATTCAACCACAAGCGGCTTCACATGGAGTAACATTGACAGCCGCCGACACAGTTATTTTTTGGTCACCTGTAATGTCAGTCGAAACTTATCTACAATGTATAGCTCGAATTGACAGAGTAGGACAGAAAAATAAAATGACAGTAATACACCTTCAAGGGTCTGAGGTGGAAAAGCGCATGTACTCAATGTTGCAGAACAAAGTAGACTTGCACGAAAAATTGGTAGACCTATACAACGAGGAGATAGATGATGAGTGATACAGAAGAGTTAGTCGCAGACTTTCTCAAAATTAGAAAGATGCGTGAAGAGTTAAAGAGTAAATTTGAATCAGACGACAATGAGTTGAAAGACGCAATGGAAGCTATCAAAACATCTTTGCTCGCACTATGCAATGAAACAAACACAAACGGTTTTAAAACGATGAGTGGCACAGTCACACGTCAAGTCAAAGAAAGATATTTCTGCACAGACTGGGACGCATTCAAAGATTTCATTGAAACACAAGGTTCAATTGATTTACTTGAGCGCCGTATCAGTCAAAAGAATTTTAAAGAATTTATGGAGAGTAGGAAGGAAGGTCTTCCTCTCGGCGTAAATGCCATGCGTGAGTACGATATTGTAATTCGCAAGGCTTCTTCAGTTAGTCCAACATTAGTTTAAGGAATAGTAAAAATGAGTAACGATCTCGCAACAATTTTAGGTGTTAACAATTTAGTAGAACTCGGTCTTGACGAGGATACAAAAGCAGTAGCAGGCGGCGCTACAAACGGTAACGTAAGAATCTCTATCGAGGGTCGAGTGTTCCGCAAAATCGTAGGCGGTAAAGAAGTATCGGTTAATGGTGATAGTTCAATGAACGTCATCATTGTTAAGATGGCACACGACGCATCACGTACATATTATTCTTCATCATACAAGAAGGGCGTTAAGCTTTCTCCTGCATGTTGGTCTAATGATTCTAAAACTCCTGATCCAGAAGTAGAAGCACCACAAGCATCCTCATGCGCTGAGTGCCCACAATCTGTTAAAGGTTCGGGGCAAGGCGGTACAGGTACTGCATGTCGTCTCTCATGGAGAACTGCGGTTGTATTACCTAACGACCCTGCTGGTCATGTGCATCAGTTAGTCCTACCTGCAACAAGTACCTTCGGTAAAGAAGAGAACGGCAGATGGCCTTTCCGTCCCTACGTGCAAATGCTTGCTAACAACAATGTAAGTGCAGGTAAAGTAATTACGAAAATGGAATTTGATATTAATTCTCCTGTTCCACGTTTGTTATTCTCTCCTGTTGGCGCTGTGCCCGAAGAGCATAGAAATATTCTCTTAGCGCAAAGCAAAACCCCAGCCGCTGAAAACGCAGTTAAGTTGACTGTCTATAAAACTGATACTCAAGGTGTTGAGCCTGAGTCAGTTGCAGAGCCAATCAAGCGTGACGTGAAGAAGCCTACACCTGAGAAGGTTGAGGAAGTAAGCGACATTGTTAAGAAATGGACTAAGAAGTAATGTCACGTCCATATAGTACTGATTTGGTCGAGGCCGTTGAAGGTGCTAGTACGTACAAGCTAGGCATAGACCTAGCTAGTGCGTGCATTAAAGCTAAATTTCCTGCTTCGTACGTCGCACAAGTCTTCGATACAACCCGACAAACTATTCACACATGGTTTAGAGGTGGAATCATTCGCCAAAAGAAAAGGGCGAAAATTGAAACTTTTATTCAACTTGTTGAGGAGGATATTAACAGAGGACTATTGCCATGCAAGAACCTCAAAGATGCACGAGCCTATTTAAAGGACATGATTGGTCGTCCAATTAAAGTAGGTTAATTGTTTTTAAACCCATAGCGGAGGTGTCTCCGCTATTTTTGTCTCTGCGATAATAATGAACAAACAATTTTTTGAAAAGATTTTCCCAACGCAGGGGTACGTGTGCATAGCTGGAATAGATAAAAATGGAAAGATAACACCTAGATTTGCAACAGACATAGACAAGGCGCTTGAGACAGCGCAGAAGTTTATTGATGCAGAAATAAATGTTTACTTCACCCCAGGTACTTATTCTGGACTTAGGCGTACTGCCGAAACTTGTGTATTTGTGAAATCGTTTTTCCTTGACTTAGATGTCATGCATGGGAAAAACAAATATGTCAGCAAAGAGGCAGCTCTTATTGACATAGATAGGTTCTGTACTGCGATCAATTGGCCTATGCCCGTCATCATAGATTCTGGTGGTGGGATACATGCTTATTGGATACTGGATGAGGAGTTACCAGGTGACGAGTGGAAAGGGTATGCAGAGAAGTTTAAACAACTCTGTTTAGACCACAAGTTAGTTATCGATGAAGTTGTTCCTGCTGACGCTGCGAGACTGATGCGTGTCCCAGAAACATCTAATTACAGATACGACCCACCCATGCCGTCGATGTTGATGACCGATGTGCAGACCCATCCCTTTGCTTTACTAGCGCCAGCATTAGGATCAATTGCTCCTAAGTTCGATCTGAAGTCAGTAGAGAAAGGGTTAGATGATGATACCAAAGCTATTTACGAGGCACGTAGAAATAATTTTGAATATGACTTTGCCACGATAGCTATTAAAAGTTTGGAAGGAAACGGTTGTGGACAAATTAAAAAATTACTCACCGAAGTTGGTTGTGAAGAGCCATTGTGGTACGCTGGAATATCTGTCGCCAGCAGGTGTCGTGATGGCAGTACTGCCATACATGAAATGTCAGCACATGACCCGAGATACGATGCCACAAATACAGACAGTAAGTCAGCGCAATCCCTTGCCGCCGCTGAGTGGTCTCATGGCTGTGAAGCATTTGAACGAGCCAATCGAGAGGGATGCGAAGGCTGTGCATACAGAGGAAAAATATCAGGGCCTATCAAGCTTGGAGAAGTTCTCAGAACCCCAGACCCAATGGATGAGGACGAGCAAATCACAACCGAAGAGGACGCACCTAGGGAAGTGGAGAACAAAAGAATAGTTTTCCCAGACTTCCTCAAGCCGTTTTCTAAAGGTGTTACAGGCGGTGTTTACTTCACCCCAGCACCACGATCTACTAAGAAAGGAATGGTACAAGACCCAGATGAATTATTGCTACCTTTTGCAACCTACCCCGTTCAACGCCTAACATCCCCTCACGATGGTGAGTGCCTAGTGATGCGTGTTGAATTGCCACAAGAGGGTATAAGAGAGTTCTTTTTACCCTTGAAAGATGTTGGTTCACAGGATAGATTAAAGATGATATTGCTAAACAATAGCGTCACCTTTGAGCCAGCGCACATCACCAAAGTGCAGAGTTATTTGGTGAAATGGTCAACATATTTAACCTCAACTAAGAGAGCAGACGTTATGAGAATACAGCAAGGATGGACAGAGAATATAGATTCTTTTGTAATTGGAACAAACGAGTACATGGCTAACGGAGAGACACGGTATTGCCCACCATCTCCATTGTCTAAGAATGTCGTTAAGCATTTACAAGCCAGTGGTAGCTACGATATATGGAAAGAAGCCGCCCAAATGTTTAATGACCCAGGCTATGAGTGGCACGCTTTTACATTGCTTTGCGGTTTGGGAAGCCCATTGATGGAGTTAACAAACGTCAATGGAGTAACTCTTTCGCTAGCTGGAGGGCCAGGATGCGGTAAGACAGGTGCTATGAATGCGGCTAGTAGTATATGGGGTAAACCCGATGCGCTTGCAGTCTTTGATGGCACACAGAACGCCATGATCCAACGGATGATTACGCTGAAGAACCTACCCTTTGCGATGGATGAGCAGTCCAACGTAGACGGTAAATTCATGTCTCATTTGATTTATAACATTTCATCTGGACAGCCTAAGATCAGACTGAAAGCATCAACCAATGAAGAGCGTGAGGCATCTTTCAACACAAAGCAGATTGGACTGATTACGACCAATACGCCGATGAAAGATATTATTGCTATCTTCAAGGCCAATACAAACGCTGAGAACGTAAGGCTACTTGAGCCATACTTACAAATGCCCAGTGTAAAGGGTTATGAGTTAACTGCGGAACGCGGTAAGGTAATGTTTGAAACATTCAAAACTCACTATGGACACGCAGGACCTCTTTTCGTCAAAGAATTATTTAGACGAGGCATCAATGAGGTCAAGAGTTCTTTAGATAAGATGTACCTAAGAGTCGGGCAAGACTACACCACGAACAGTGAGTATCGCTTCATTGCTAACTTGCTTACAGTAACCCGTAAAGCTGGTGAGATTGGCAATGATATAAAGATGTTTGCCTATGATTTAGACAGAATCTTTGACGTAGTAGGCAAAGACTTCATGGACATTATCCAAGGCAAGGCTAGAGATGACATGAACAACCGCACCGATGTGCTTGGCGATTTCATCAATAAGAATATCACCAACATCTTGGCTATTAGAGACGGCAAAGTAACTTCTGAGCCACGCAACTCTCTAATGATCCGTGCCGAGGTTGATGAGGGCATTATCTGGATCTCTTCCTCTGCCATGAAAGACTACCTCCGAGAGATTAAACTTGGAGCCAAGGAGTTTGAAATGCGCCTAGAGCGTTCTGGTATCCTCAAGGACAGGATCAAGAAACAGATGGCGGCAGGATGGAAAGACGCAATAGGTTCGCACAACGTGCAAGCCTATAAGATCGAGATGGATATTTCTTACTTATTTAATGAAAAAGAAACTAACGGAAACGCAACCGTTTGACGAGCCAACTTGGTTATTTCCATACTCAGGCATGGATGTGGGGGACAGCTTCTTCATACCGACGATGCGCCCTGCATACATGGCCTATGTAATAGATACCACGGCAAAGAAATCTGGCATTAAATGCAAATGCTTTACCACAACCGAAAAGAATGTGCTGGGCGTTAGGGCTTGGAGAATAGCCTAGGGCTTGATTCCTGAGATGTACTCAAAGTTGTTCAGAAGTTGGCGCTTAACCATGTTCTCCATATTAACTACGCCTTCCAGCTTTTCTTTTCGTTCTCCGATAGTCATTTCCCGATTGGCACGGATTTGATTAGCGCTAGCCCTAAGCTGACGCAACGTACCATTGACCTGTTGGTTATAGTACTGAACAAGATAGTAGTCTTCTGCGTGTTCCTCAAGGTATGAGCCAAGTAAATCTGGCTTGTCCTTGACGGCATTAACACGCTTTTCCATCTGTTTGATTTGATTTTCTACCTTGCTAAACTCACGAGCATCCACGTTAGATTTACTACCTAAGAAGCTACTCAGGAACAAGGTATCATTCTTTAGATCAACAGGCTTTTGTCCTGTGACTGTCAAGCCTAGGTTTACAGTGCCTGTTAATGCTTTTGCCATGCCGTCCACATAGTTACTTGCAAAGAAGTACATGGTGTTAGGACTCCAGTCCACTGCGCCATTGGTAGCATTAAACAGCTCACGAGCCGCAAATTTGTATAGTTCTGGGATGCTATCGCCGCCAGTATATGCATCACCGTACTTAGTCTGACGATTATTATAGATCTCTCTACCCAATCCATCCATGTTCATTACGTATTCAAAGAATGGGCGCAATGCAGAGGGCGTAACTGAATCCATAGCCCATGCAGGGAAGTTATCAACAGGGCTTATTCTAGATACTGGGATAGGCAAGAATGCATCAAAGCCCACGGTCAATATATTGGACAACCCATCAGCCACAGATGCACGACCTGCAAACATAGAAGCGATCTGTGCGCCAGCCGCACCGAAAGAACCTAAACCAAAGCCCCAAGGAATCTGAATAATAGTATCTGTTCCAGGGATAAAGAATCGTGCGTACCTGGTCCAGCGTGACATATCATCTGTTAGAACTCTGTTACGTCCTTGGTCATCATCCCCTGCCATCATCATAGCCATGAGGAACATACTGACACCCACGCCAGTCAAAGATGCCGCCATGACACGAGCGTCACGCTGACGTTTTCTCATGGTAGCAATAGCTTGATCTAGCTTTTCTTTACCCATGTCTTTGTTAACTTCTCTAAACTCTGCCTCATTGATAGGCATGAATGCAGGAGCTAATGCTTCAATAGCACGTACAGCACCCGTAGCTGCGGGCCTAAAGAACATAAACAGTGCGCCAGCATTTTTACCCCAACGTCCTACTTGTTCAAAGTTGGCTAGATTCTTAGCATACTCAACGGCTTGGATTTCAGCGTCGGCTTTAGCTTTAACTGGATCCATACCTTTGGCAGCATTGTCTTTAGCAATCTCTTCTTTTAAGAACCTGTAAGTTGCCACACGGCTAGACAATTCAAACATATCGTTATAGATGTCAATAAACTTGTCTATCTGTTCTTTTTTCTTCAAGATACCAGAACGACCTACGTCCTTGACCAATTGATCCAACGCACCTTTAGCAGCCACACCTTGCAAATAAGATACCCGACCGCCTTGCTGTACGTAGTCATTTAAATCTTTATAGTATGGATCAGACTCAGCGAGCTTTGCTATCTCTTCAAATTTACCATTTGCGTACAGGTTTGAATAGCGCAAAGATTTACCCATGCCACCACTTGCTACTTCTGAAGCTATGAATGTCAGCATTTGACCTGCACGAACAGGGCCTAACTCAGCACCGATTGTGAAAGCATTGGTAAGCGCATCACGAACAAAGTTCATGGGAGCAAACGCAGGGTTATAACGAGTGTGAGTTTGACCTATGCCACTTGTTAGATTGTTAATTGCGTCCATGATAGGTTGGCTTTCCCTATACGAACGACGAATAGCTTCGCTCTGACGCTTATCTGTGATCTCAATAATATCAATTGTTCCATCAGCGTTGTAATGGAATATTTTGTTTTGTCCAACAATAGATTGCTTATTAACCACGCCACGAAAGCGCTCATCAAATTTGATCGTATCAACAATACGTCCTTGGAGAACTCTGCGGTTTTTGTCTACGGCATTCTTAATAGACAATGTTAAATCTTTACGGCCTGCACGCATAGCAGCCGTCGCCCCATCTGCAAGAGATTGCAGAATTGGGTTTTCAGATTCGGACATACGACCTTCCATACGGTCTTGTCCTTCTTGCATTTCACCGCCTAATCTCTGTGAATCAAGTTCTATGTCTTGAGCAGCTTTTGTAGCTCCAGGACGCCCTTTGAATGGAACATAGTTCTTGAAGTCATAGAAGTCAATAATGTTCGATACAGGTTCAGATTGATAGTTAGCTTCTTTGTTAAGTGCTTTAGTTTGTTCATGTACTTTTTTTAGGGTTTCTGATACAGCATCAATCTCTGCCTTATGCTGCGCTACGTCTAATTGTCTAGATATAGCCGCAATTATCGCTGGCGTTCTGCCTGCAATTACATTGTATTTATCGTTAGCAATATTAAATTCTTCTTTACCGACAGGTACGAACTCTGGTTCGCCACGTTTCTTTTGTACTTCAACTTCTTTAGCGCGGAAACGTGAATTTTCGTTATCTCTAACATCAGTAATAATCTTATCCATCATGCCACGTAATTCAGCCGAATTAGTATTAGCGGCTTTCATAGCTTCTGGATTACCCAACAGACGTTCTACTTCATCACGGAATCCAAATGCAGAATAGTTAGTACCGTTAAATTTAATGATTTGCTTGCTTTGGTCAAGCGGTACTTTCTGCATGTAAATAATATAGCGGCGCTCTGGCTCATGGCGAGCTTCCATAATCAAGTGCAATTCTGCCAAGGCTTTATTTATATCAATACCTCTTTTTTTAGCGTACTCGCTGACGGCATTGTTAACAGCTTCAATTGGAAACTTTAATCGCTGATTAAATAAATCAACTGCCATACCAGACGATCTTGTGATCTGTCCATAGACATTATTAAGCTTGTCGCCCACACGTTCAAGAATGTTAAACAACACAGCTCTTTCTTCAGCTTGCTTTAATGGATAGCGGTCATTCTGGAAACGCTCAACCATCCACGCAGCGCCACGTCTAGTAAACAAACCTTTAACGGCAGCTTTGGTAGACTTCGGCGCAGCCATAGGCGCTACTTCTTTTAATGCATCATTCAGTATTTCAGTATCTGTCTGGGGGGCCTTAACCGCTTCAGCTTGTTTGGTCTCCATTGTGAGCGTACCTAAATTGATACCCTCTGCTGGTGGCACAGATATGATGTCTTCTAAGACTTTAAATGCCTCGGCTTTAAAGTTAGACTGGTCGTTAATTAAACCTAAGAACTGGAAGATAGACCTAATAAAGTCTGTAAACGCATTAGTATCTCTAGAGAATATAGAATTCTTCTTAGACACAGGTATTTCTTCTAGTCCCCTTTGGAACTCTTCGTTAGTAATGGCGTGCGCCATAAACTCATAGATATTCTTGTAGGCTTCTGGGAATTTATCAGCTAATAAATCTTTAGACTCATCCATCAAGTATTCAATATGAGTCACAGCATATTCTTGCTGCTCGGTAAACTCACCACCATTTTCTACCTGATACAAGATATTGACTGTTGCCGCATGGGTTAATTCATGCAGCATAATTGTTTCATCCATGCCTTGCTTTGTGGCATAGATTGTATCTGTCTTAGGGTCGTACTCGGCTGGCCTACCTTTAGGCAGAGAATTAACAAACTCAAGTTTTGTCTTGAGCTTCATATTAAAGAACAACTGCGCCAAAGATTTATGTATTGGATTCTTAGACGAAGTACGGATGTTCTGTATAACAGCTGCTAGACTTGCAATGTTTTTAGGTAAAGGCGCTTCCTTTGGCTTACGCTTACCATGCACTTCGTTCGCTAGTTTAGTAGCCGCTGCATCATATTGTTCGCCGTTAGTAGGATTACTCGCAAAGAACGATTCTTTTTGCTCTGGAGTCAGATTATCATAAGTAGGTAGTTGGCGCTTCTCATTACCCTTTTGCTCATTGTGATACTCTGCTGCGGCATTGTAATCATCGATTTGATCTTCAGTATGCGTTACAGGCTCGGGGGCTGGGGCTTGTTCTTGTCCTTCTTGCGTTGTTTCGACGGCTTGAGGGGTCTCAGTGACACTAGGCTCTCCTTCAGTAAATTCTTGTTTAACTTCCTCAGCTGTCAACTCTGACAGTTTTTTCGGTTTAGGTTCTTCTTTCTTGAGTGTATCTAAAAATTCTTTTGCTGCATCTGTATCTTCTGATGACAATACAGGTGGTTCTGTTTTTGTAAAACCTGTTTCTAGATTATCATATTCAGTAGGCTGTGATAGCTCATCAATAATTTCTTCGCTAGTAAGTTTTTTATTGTTATTAGAGTAGTCTATAAGCGCAGCTTGCTGGTCGTTAGTTAATTGTTTTACTGGAGCGGGTGCTTGCTCTTTTCCTGCAACAACATTTGGAGCATTCTCTCCAGCAGAAACCACTCCTGGGGCTTCAACTCCTCCAAGTTCTCCGGCACTGGGTATATTTGTATCGGCTCCGCTAGGTACTGGAACGCCTCCTCCAACTGGCTCTGTGACAGTTTCTCCAGCATTTTCTGCCTCCGTTAATTTGGTTTCCAGTTTAGCAATTTTTGCTGCTTTTGCTTCTTTAGCTTTAGGCGTCAAAGGTCTACCATCAGACGTGACACCTTTAGCAAAATCTTCTTTCTGCTTTTCAATGTCAGCTTTTAAAGCTTCTGTTGCTGGAGTACCTACTGCTGCTTCTGGTTGTTCTAAGATTTCAAACGTAGATGGCGTAACTCTGGGCGCTGCAGCTTGAGTTGTTGTCGCAGGGGGAGGAGCTGTTACACCCGGTTGTTGAACTATCTGCTCTTCTAATGCTTGTCTTTCAGATATAGGAGCTGCTTCAGGACCTTTACCAAATGCTACATTTGTAGTAGCCGTAATACCAGCGCCGCCTAATCCACCTTTAAGCCCAGCATTAATGAATCGCTCAAAATTTTCTTTGGTGAAAAAGTCTCCGTGTTGAGCTACGAGTCTTTCTGCGGCGGCACTAGATACTTCTTGCAATGCCTCTGTACCACCTTCAGTAGCTAAACCTTCCAATGCACCTTTACCTGCACGTTTATACCAAGCGGCAGCAATCTGTTCTTCTGGTATCCCAGTCAATTTGATTTTGCGCATCAGGTTCAAAGGCGTGATGGCATCAAGAACAGAGTTAAATCCACCGAACGCTAGAGCTGCGCCAAGATCTTCTTTGCCAGTCTTCTCATAAATATTCTGGTAAACATCAGGTATGTTCTGCGCCGCAGAGCCAGCCAATGCGCCTGTTGCTTCGTACTTGAGAGCCGTACGTTTAGCCGCCTCAACGCCAGCCGCCATAGCTTTTTCTTGTAACGCCTTAGTAGCTACGCCAGCGCTTTCACTTAATAAAACTTTTTCAGCCGCTTCTCTAGCTGCTATGACTGCGCCACGTCCTGCAACGGCAGCCGCACCGCCTGTGAATAAACTTGGAAGAATTGAGGGGATAGCTTCGCCAACTGATTCCACAATATATTTGAAGCCAGTTCCAACATCCTTGATGTCCTTGTAGGATGGCACTTCGGATGGATATTTTTTAGCAATTTCTTCTTGCGTAGCCGCAGCTTCACGCATTTGCTTTTTGGCGTATTCGTCTGCGCCCACGGCTTTAGCTGCCATAGCTGGAAGCACATCGCCTAATAAAGATTCAAGTCCTGCGTAACCACGCTTAACAGACGGGATAAACCCTGTATCAGGTTTAGGTGCTGGAGGTGGTGTTGGAGCAGCTTCAGGAGGAGCAAAGAAGCTGTTTTTTAATAGATTCACATCATAGTCAGACAGGCCAGCAGGCGCTTCAAAACCGTAACGCTTTCCGTCAGGCCCTTGAATCTTATATAAAGCCATTTTATTCCTCTAATGGGAAAGGAGTAGGACTAGCCATGCTTCTTAATAACTCAGAATAGTTTTGCTTTGCATACTGTTGAGCTAATTTAGCTGGAGTCATATTTTTGTTTGTCATTAAACTAACGTCATTTTTGTAATCGCTATCTGCTTGTTTTTTACCCATTTCAATAGCTCTTGCTTTTAAATTCGCTAGTTTAAATGCATGATCTCCTTGCATAGCAGCATAGCGTTGGCCCATCATACCTATTTTTTGGCCTTCTAATTTTTCCATAGCCTTACCATGCTCATAAGCATTGTCTACTTGTTGTTGTTGGATTCTAGTACTCATTATATTGTGTACATGACCCATAGCAGCAGTCTCATTACCTTTCTTCAATGCAGCTTGGTACTTAACCATTTCAACTTGCATTTGATTGGCTAGACGTTGTGACTCACGAGCCATCTTTTCTGTATCAGCTAATGAAGCAGCATAAGATGGAGAAGCCGCAGCAGCACTGCGCAATAGTCCAGCAAAGCCTTTATTACCAGCAACACCAGGTCGTGCAGACTCAGCAGCTAAATTAAAACCGAAATTCATCAGCGCCTTGCGGTCACCTTCAGCTTTAATGTTTTTAGCTTCGCCAGTTTGTTCTGCGGTTAAGTCTTTTAGACTTTTAATAATATCTTCGTCGCCTTTGCTCAAACGCCCATATACTTGGTCATATATAGTTTTCCATTCGTCAGAACCAACGCCCATATTTGCAGCAGCTTTACGAGCCTCATCAAATGTAGGCGCATTTTTAATTACTTCTTTTACAGCTGTTTCAGGCTTTTTCCACGCTTCTTTATAGTCTTCGGCTTTATTACCTCTTCTTGTAACATAGCCAGCCATATTATCTTTTTGTGCTTTTTCAGCTTCTTTAATACCGTTATCTTTTAAGCGCTCTTCTTTTTTCCATTTAGGTTCATTAGGATTTAAAAAATCAGCAAATTGACTTAGGTTACTAAATGGTAAATTTAATGCTTTGCCGATTCCCATTCCAGGTTCGCTAACTGGAGGTGCAATATCAGCGCCAGAGTAAACACCAAGGCCTTCACCACCACCGCCAGCAAATGCAACTGCACCGCCTGACCTCATGCCTTGATGCGTTGATTGACGGAAAGACATTTCTACTTGAGCAGCTTCGGCTTCAGCCATAGAAGTAGGATGCTGTAAGATTTGTTGTAGTTGCTCATCAGATAAACTACCCATCATATGATGGAGCTTGCCTTCAGATGGATCAACAATATCACCAATATCACCACCCTCTGCAAAAGATGTGTTGTACTGTACTCCAAAAGAAGGTCTACCTTCTACTGGTTTAGTAACACGTGCATTAAGATGCCCACCATGAAAAGGCGTATCGTATGCTAACGAATGAGCATTGGTGTGATGGCCGCCTTCTGCATGAGTGCCATGTTTACCAACAGTTACTCTTCCTTCTCCAACTGGGACTGAACCCATTAGATTTGTTTGGTAAAAGTCAGCAGGTAAATTTCTTTCTAATGGTCTAGTTACATTAGCATTAACTCCTACATCACCTATATTGTTCATGTAGTTAGCCATTAAAGCCTGCATCTGGCGGCTTTCGCCGTTTTTATCCATGCGGTTAAGATTTACACCACCGCTTAATCTACCAGCTTCATGCAAATCCGCATTAGCATTTAAGCCTGTACCTGACATAGTAGTTGCGTCGCCCATAAGTTGTTTCATAGCAAATGGGCTAAGACGAACTAGCGACTCCTCATCTTCGCCCGAATACTTTTTTACATGTCCACCTTCTTTATAGCTACTGACAGAACCGCCTTCTTTCTTGTTCAAAGCAGCGGCAGCGCCAATACCTAAGCCTGCTACTTGACCTAGCATACTTCCAGGAGACTGATATACAGATGCAGTTTGATTTGTCATGGGTAAACCACGGATCATGTTCTGCATGAAGTTCAATTGCTGATATGGATAGTTCTGATAGTTCAAGAACTGTTGTTGCTGTTGGTTCAAGCCATTCTGAACCTGCTGTTGTTGGGCACCGCCATACTGAGCTTGCAACTGATTAATGCCCATGTTCTGACCATACTGGGTCTGCCCAATATTAGCCAAGTTAGTAGCTGCTTGATTAGCTGTTTGTAATCCTTGTAAACCAAGACCAGCGCCAAACTGTTGTTGCTGAGCGTTCAGTTGGTTCTGTGTGTTGTACTGCTGTTGAGCATTTTGAAATGCATTAAATTGGTTTTGCCCTAACTGACGTTGTAAATCAGCGTTCCCTTGGGCACGCATAAGGTAATCCCCACTACCTCCAAATGCGCCATGCGTTGCTGCTTGCGCTTGTTGTTGCTGCTGTTGTATAGCTGCATTTCTACGGGTCGCTGCATCCATGACATCCGTAAAAGGATTCATCAAACTCTTGGCGGTATCTGCTGTGAAATTAGATGGTTGGAATGTGTATTGAGTATTAAGCGCTCCAAGACCAGCCATACCAGCAAGCGCAGAAGCATCTTGCAACTGAGGCGCAGAAGTCATCGTAGCTGCATTGCCAAATGCTTGTTGTTGCAATGGCGTAAACTGAGCAATTGTGTCACCCTGATATTGCTGGTATGGGTTTTGACTAAAGTCAGTTAATGCTTGCGCTTGCCCCAATACGTCTTGCGCATAAGGAGCCATCTCTGGCGAAAAACCTACCTGATAATTGGTTACTTGTGTTGGATCTGCCATTTTTATTCCTTATGCAGGTAAGAATTTATCGGCACGGGTATTTGTAGCTACCTTGCCTTTACCAATTGTTTTGCCACGAGTGGCTTGTACTCTATCCATCATTGCGTATAACTTACGCGCACCAGCTTCTGTTGAACCATTACCCAATTCAGACACGATACGAGCAGGTACAACAAACTCACCATCAGCTAGACGGGCTGGTCTGCCTTTACCGATAGTAGCAGGGATTGAATCAGATACTCCATCGCCGGGGCCACGTAATAAACGTCCACCATCAGAATAACTACCAAGATCCCCAATACCGCCAGAAGCATACATCGCACCGCCATTTGCTGCATGAATTTCTCCACCATGTGCTTCATTAGGTATTGAAGCGCTACTAGACGCATTATTAGTTGTACTAGCTTGTGCAGCTTGGATATGTTGTAGAACTTCGCCCAAAGATACTCCAGTCGCATCTGCAATCTGCTGTGGCTCAATATGATTTGTGTTCATATAAGTTAACCAATCAGCATCATTTTTTAAAGTATTCATATCCCCTCTAATTTGATTTAGGGATTTACCATAAACTTTTGAACCTGTTTTAAGATCATAGTTATATGGAATAAAATCAGGATTACGAAGCATTTTCTTAGTAGTAGGATCATATGTATACATCTTTTGTGATTTATCTTGTTCTGGATAACCCAACACAGATGTTGCGTAGTCTTTACTTATTTGACCTGTAGGAGTTATAGGATGCAAAATTGGGTTCTCTGATGTTTTACCAGACAAATAATCCAGCATCTGTTGCGTGCCGCCAGTATTTTTAAATTTAGCGTTTAACTCTTCAACAGTCTTAGGTACATATAAATTATCAGGGCCAGTATGTCCGCCACCTGCTGTCCAAGCATTAGTTACTTCACCCATGCCAGAGAACCCGCCATAAGGACGACCGGGAATATCTGGTACTACAGTTTTAGAACCATCGGGGTTAAGAATAAGGTCACCAGGATTATTTTTGTTTCCGTAAGGAGTAGTTGTTCCAGCAGGAGCATTAGTCCCAGGATTTGTTGGTAATGTTGTTTGAGTTATATTTGCTGGTACATCTGTATTTAAACTACCCAATCCAGTACCTGCGCCGCCTATAGGTTGAATTGTTTTTACAGGATGTTTAACCAAGTCATAACGATATTGAACATCTGATACTGGCATACCTGTAATACGTGCCACTTCTTGTACAGATACAGGATCAGGTTTTCCGGAAGCATCTAAATGACTATCCATCCATGCAACAGTTTGAGGATCCAAAGCATTGGCGGCATGACCAGCAGCTTCACCAAATAAAGAACCGCCTTGTCCTGTAGCTTGTGTTAACGCTTGTGCTAAACCATAACGGTCATTAATATCAGTTAAAGAATTTCCAGTAGCAGTAGCCATTTGCTGTGGAGTTACGCCATACTGTTGCATAGCGTTATAAATTGTAGAATCTGAAGCAGTTGGATTAGCGCCTAGCCATTGATTAATAGCATTATTTGAAACGCCAGAAGCCCCAGTAGCATAACCGCCTGTAGGAGCAGCAGCGTTATAACGAGACTGAACGTCTCCTACATTCACGCCTGTAGCTTTAGCTACCAAACTAGGATCAACATGATATTGATTCATAGCTCCAGCTATCTGTGCGTCAGACATTCCAGGATTGGCTTGTAAATAATTAGCCACGTCAGAAGCGGTATATCCGCCACCATCAAAATGCGCAACGCCACCTTCAGCCATACGCATTACAGGTTCGTTATTAAATGCCAATTGTCCAGCAGGACCACTTGCAGGATTAGGCGCAGCTGCGCTATCGTTACCTACAGTAGCAAAACCACCGTCAGCAAAACCTTTAAAGTTTTCTGCTGGAGTAATTGCATTCAGTCTAGTGTATCCACCACCGGGATCATACCTAAATGGATGTATAGCGCTCTTAGAATTTGGCGCAGGTGTAGTAGTTTGAACCATTTGGTCAGCCACTATGGGGGCCGCTGCAGCTAAAGCAGTTTTAGCTGTGCCCATTCCCCCGCCCAATGCACTCATTGCGAGGCTACGTCCTTGTTCATTTCCAAGATTTGAAATCCCAGAAGAGAATTTATCCCAAGGAGTTAGGTTAGCCATTTTGTCAGCTACTGCTTGTTGCGCAGCTTGATTTGAAGCCGCTCCAGTAAGTCCGGAAGCCTCACTTGCAGCATTAGCTGCAGTTTGCGCCCCTAATCCCTCTGCCGCTGCTCCAGCGCCCATTAATCCACTAGCTAATCCAGCACCACCATAAGCGCCAAGACCAGCCATTAAACCTTTTCCTAAATTGCCTGTACGAGCAGCTTCAACTCCACCAACACCTAACCCAATCATCCAAGGTTGAATTGCGCCATCACTTAAAACCATTGCTGCACCGCCAATAATAGTTGGCATAATGCTGTCTAAGAATCCAGCTTCGGGTAAACCCGTATGCGGGTTTTTGGTTAATGAGCCACCATGCATTTGGGCAAGTTGCTGTAGACCGCTAACTTCTTTAGGGGTCATGTGAACAAGCATCTTGTCGTCGCCACGACCGTGCTGGGCTAAATGTTGTGCTGCTAGTTGGAGACTCATATTTTCCCCGTAAATAAGTTAGAGTTTATCATATTAGCCTACTTTCCAAGTAGTTCCGTTGGAGAAAACAGGCACTGTGTTGGAGCCACCACCCGCAACAGTTGTGTTGAATGTGGTAACTGAAGAATCAGATACAAACGTCCTAGCACCCACACCTGCAATAACGGCGTCTGGTAATGTGTTGACTGTGTATATCGTGGATGACGTATTAACAATAGAAACCAAAGAAGTAAGCGTGTTGGTTAACTGATTGAAGTACAAGCGCAAGACGTTGGTAAATTGATCCTGATAACGACGGTCATAGTCCTCCGTACCCAGTGGTAGGTTAGGTGCGGCGGGGTTAATAATTCGTGCCATTATGCGTTAACCCAGTACAAGCGTTCAAGTTCTTTTCGTGCTGCCGCAGCTTCTTCAATAGTAGTGCAAACTTTAGAATAAAACTTTTTCTTTTTTACCGTGATTGTTGCATAGTAGCATTTGTTATGGAACAAAACGCCAATAATTCCGGTTTTACTCGTCTTAGGTACACGTATGTTTCTTGCTTGCACTGTGGAATTTGCCCAGCGCACATTTTCAGGAGTGTAGTTACCGGTTGTATCAATTCGATCAAATGTTTCTTCTCCAGAAGGCTCCCCAACATCTTTAGCAAAAACGGCGTAGTCATGCCAAGGAGCGTGCACTGTAACACCTTTTCCGCCCCATCTTGGGTAATCTTTATCAGCAGGGTTATAGCATCTACGCATCATCGCCCGCCACGTATTGTACGAAGATTTTTTCCATCCGCCATGTTTAAAATTTGGAACAATACAGCCGCAAGAAGTTGTGTTACCCGTTACCAAACTACCCGATACCACTACTGTTTCTTTGCCACATTCACATCTGCAACGCCATAATACTTTTTTAAGTTTGTTTCGCCCAGCTTGTTCAACTACTGTTAATTTACCAAACATTTGCCCTGTTCTGTCTATAAATTTCATTCCAAGCTCCTTTAATTTAGAAGCCTGTAGTATACATTGTTTTTTAAGATCTGTATACATGTCACCTACGTCCATCAGGTCGAATATCTATACGAGGAGCGCCCAGCTGCCAAGTCGTACCCACACCAGCGGAATCTATTTGGAAAATCATCTGACGGCCACGGAAACGTGTATAGATCTGCCCCGTAAATTCTTCGGTAATGGCGTACTGATTGGTACTGTTAACAGGTTGATATGCATCACTTGTAACCCCAGAACCTGAGTTATCCAAACCAAACAAACTCATGGTAACTGTAGGCGCAGAAGCCGTGGAGCCTGAGAAAGTCAAGTCGGGGAGAATTCTCCAAACGAAACCAAAATTATGGCCATCCCCAATATCAAACTCTGAAGAAGCAATGTATGCAGCAATAGGCGCAGGAGTACCTGTTTCGTTGTCATCGATACCGTCCTCATGGTTGAGCAACTTACCGCTGTACGTAGCGGCAATTGGAAAATTTTGCAAACCAGAATCTATCCAAGCAGTACGCGCCATTGAGCCGTAATACCATACTTTTTCAAGGTAGTTATAAATGACGTAGGTGTCAATCGTATTGCTGTTTTCAGAACAATAGAACCACCACACTTCATTAAAGCCTTCGTTGGTGCTACAAAATACTTGCTGTTTCTGAGCCAAGTTAATGTTTTGGAATATGAATCTACGCAAGTCGCAGTTAAGCGTTTGTACACGACCATCGTACATATAGAACTTGTCCACACCCATCCAGTAAACAACGCCTGAAGCAATCACCGCTGCATTGGGGCCAATGATCGAAATGTTATCGCCCAGCAATTGAGACTGCCACACATAAGGAGGCCCAAGGTATTGCAAAGAATAGACAGATGAGTCAGTCAAAACCACAATCTCTTGGCGGGTTTGAATATATGTAACGATCTGTGAACCGTGAGAAAGACGTGTGAACCCCGCTTGGCTTGTGGCATCTGGCGTCCAGTTGAAAGGATCCCCCTGCGCTGACCATCTGATTAGCATAGGATCTATGGTAGAAGAACCATAATCATTTGTGCCAAACACAATCGTAAAACGAGACGCATCAGAAACAATTAAATTGTTCTGTACAACAGGAATGTCAACAATCAAAGAGACAGATACACCAGAACCTGTGGATGAAGTATTAACCACATTACCGCTACCATCCAACAAATTAGAAGTAAGACCATTTTTGTTGTAAACATAGTAGGTTGTATTGGCCGACATACCGCTTGGCATAGAACCAGACGCCGTGAATTGGATTGCCGCGCCTTCAGTATAGTCTCTTGTAAAGGTAACTACTGTGGGAGATGCGCTAGTAAATGTAACAGTACCACCTAAACTGTTAAGTAAAACACCACGGCTATTGACTGTAGAAGCGGCTGTCCAATAATAAAGCCCCCCACCCCTTGGCCCATAGAGTAAATTCTCACCAAAGTTAAATTGGTTCCAAAGTTGTAAACTGTTTTGAACAGTTTGGCCATTACCCCAAGTACCCGCACTCCAGCCACCAGCGCCCCAACCATTAAAAGGCGTCTCGATTGCGGGGCCAGTATTAAGTTGATATTGAACACTAACGCTACTACCACCACCGGGTGAGCCGGATGCGTCTGTTGCATTTGCTGTAGCTGTGGCTGTAAAAGTAAATGTGTTGGTTGTTACGCTGGTTATTTGGTACTGTTGATTTAAAACAGTAGCCGTGATGTTTCCACCCAAACCTGTGGCACCACTGAAAATAACAAAGTCGTTAATCAACGCACCGTGTGCCGTAGCAGAAACGGTAATCTTAGAAGACCCAGCTTGAGCAGTAAAAGGATTTGTTAATGTGGTGGTAATTCGTATAGGCGTAATATCGTAATAATTGGTGCCGTAAGTTAAATAAAACTTTAAATTTGTACCAACGCCAATCAAATTTTGGTTAGCAAGCGTAACCCAATTCCACAAAGAACGACACACACCTAAAAATGTACTCGTAGTGTATTGTGTCCAGCCACCAATTTTCTCGGGGTTACCTTGACGAAAGCGAATCTTATTGCACTCGTACCAACCGCCTTCAGTGGTGTATCGAGTGTTCTCTTTATTAACCCCGGGTTTAAAAAGTATCTTTTGTAATGGCATGGTGCAATTGTCTCATTAGGAGGTCAATACGGCAAGGGCTTGGTTAGTATGTGCAATACGATCTGCTAGCCCAAGATTACCACCATTGATGATTTTTGTCAGCCTTGTCCAGTCCTGAGATTGCGCAACTTCATTGCACTTGTGCGTAGACCAAAACCAGCCTGCCGTCATAGCCGCATATTGAGGTGTTCTAACCAGATCTGGGTTCATTACAAAGTCAACACCGCAGGCCTTCCCAGCGTGGAAGAAGTTATCATGGCCGGTCAACTGGAGCCAGCCGGATCCGCGAAAACGCCACCCATCATCACTGGCTTCGTCTCGGTTTCCCATACGATTGCTGTAAACCTTGTTGGCAATCTTGCGTGGGTTGCGATTGTAGGGCTGGGCCATCTCAAGGGATGTGAACCGTTTCGGCCAAATCTTTGTGAGTCGGTCGGCAGAATAGTTTAAGTTTTCTTCGAGGATACGGAAGTTACCGCACTCATGTCCGCACTGGCCGATGAACGCAGCTTGTTGTAGGGGTGTTTCAATCCCCCATTTCTGGAACGTCTCGTTGAAAACCGAGGCCAGACTTGGATCTATGTGCATCCGTTGGAGTTGTTCACCGCTGACCATTGGTAGTTTCCCTTACTTGGTTGTAGGCGTCGATGCAGGCGTTGAGCTGGTTGATTGCTCTGTCTCCTTCTGCGACGAGGGCTGCAATAGCTGCGAGAGTCTCTCTGTCAGATTCGCTTGTTTCTTGGACGCTATTTCCGCTGGGAGCGGTGGGATTACTGGGGGTTTGTACGCAACTTGCGGTGGGGAGGCGCACGCGACCAGCCCGGATAGCACGGTCAAGAGCAGACTGTTTTTGATCGAGAACATTGTTGGCCTCCTGCAATTTGGTGGATTGTTCGTTTAACTTTTGGCTCATCTCCTGCTCTTTGGCACGAGACTCTTCATTTTTTACGGCAATTTCAGCTTGCATTTCAGCGTCGCGCTCGGCCCAACCTTTGTGGTGGCCATAGAAATAAACGCTTACAGCTACAAGGATAGCGCCAAGGATCATCCAAGGATTAGGGATCATAAGCCCTCCACTCTAGCAGCAGCACGCTCTTGCGCAATCTCTTCACGTTCTGGGTGCAAGTGATCTGGGGGCGTTGTGGGTGGGGGAGGTGGTCTCCAAGACTCATCTAACCCAGGATTTTTAAAACCCATCCAATTAAAGTCTGGCGTTATTGTTCCGGAAGCTGCCGTTGTGGTGGGCGCAGGTAATGGGGCAGGTGGGGCTGGGGGTAACAAGCTAGGTGCAAGCTTCTCGGCTAACATCTTAGAACCCTTGTTGATACCGAACATACCTACTAACGTAGTGATACTCCCTGTGAGCAGCAGCACAATATCGTTGAGCATCTTGGTGAAGGCCATGTCTATCGGCGCCATTGACTTAATCGGCTGACTCACAAAAATCACCGAATAGAGCATGGAAAAGACCGTACCACCAAATACAGTCATCACTACAAAAACCACAAACGCCCAAGCGCAAACTTGGATAATGGTCACCAACTCATCGACGGTTTGGATATGCAGCTTCATTTCTGTGGCTCGGCTGGTGGGGGTTGAGTAACTTGCTTTTCTAGTATGGGCGCAACCAAATAATCTGGGCAATCTTGGCTAAAGAGGCAGTCGGGTCGTTGGCAACGCTTGGCTTGAAAGTTCTTGGGGTCTTGGCAAAAATACCTGTAATGGTCGTCGCAGCCTACCAGTAAAAGCAAAACCAACAAGTACTTCATTTCTCTTCCAATTTCTTTACAAGCTTTTGAACCTTGATCTCAGTCTGTCGTATATCCATGTACATCCACATCAAGACTGGCATGAAGAACATCACCAGCGCCAGCAACACAATAATCACAATGATGAAGAAGGAATCATCGTTAGAATCATCAGCCACGTCCACAGGATCACTAGGGTAACTACTCCCCCTATTAACAACCTGTTTTGGATTTTGCTTATAGCCTGTCTTCGTCGCCATGCTGCTTGCCGTTTCTTGTTTAACTCATCCATTCTAGCCAACTCTTGCTCATTGGCAATCTGCCCAAGCATCTTGTTCACACGGCCATACAGATCTTTCATTTCAGGGGGCACTTGATAAACCATGTACTCCCTTAGCTCCTCATTGAGCTTCTCCATTTGCAACTGCGCCAAAACCCTGTTGATTGCATTAGCTGAGTTATCACTCTCAGGATCAAATACATGACGACTCTTCTCTTCTTCCTCCTTGATGTACAAATCTAATGCGTTATAGGCTTTAAAGAACTCAGTCAGGTTCTTCCCGACCTCCGCAAATATTGCATTTTCATCGAATTCCGCTGCCTTTTGCTTGACCTTTTTAGCTGGCTTAACAACTGGCTTAGGTGTTGAGACTGGGGCTGTGGCAGGTTTGATTCCAAAGAGAGCGGCAATTTTTGACCATAATCCGAGGATGTCTTTCTTGGCTCCTTGGATGTTATCGACTGCCCCGCCAACTTCACCGACCACCTCTTTGACCATCGCCCGGCCTTCATTAAGCATCTCGCAAGACTGTTTAATAAGCTTGAGAGCGCCGCTAGCCATAGCGACCAAGGTGAACGGATCCACATTTTACTTTTTCATTTTGCCCAAAGTTTCGGCTAAACGGGCGCGCTGCCCCTCTTTACCGGGTTTCTTTGCAGCGGCCGCCAGCTTCTTTGCAGGAATTGTTTTACCTTCTTTGACACCCAGCTCTTTACGCAAAGCTCCGGGTTTCTTAATTGCTTTCTGTATCCATTTCTCAGCCATGATGACTCCTTAAATTGTTGGTGCAACATAATCAGGGTCATGAGGATAATCATTCCATGCTCTAGGGTCTGTGGTAATTGAACTAGGCAAATCCCTTAAAGTCTGTCTGTATGTTGTCCATTCTGCCTTTTTAGCAAAATTGACATCAGGCAATTGTGTCCAATCACAAGCACTTAACAATCTATCCCTGTTTACTCTGATTTGACTCAGCGCACTAGCTTTAGCTGATGCAATTTCTTCATCTGTCATTGTTGCTACGCTAACCAAATAAACCCAATCTCCATCTATATAAGGTTCACTAGCAATCAACTTTTGAGTTAACTGGTCATGTTCTTTATAAAGATTAACCTTCTTGCATGAGTTTTCTGCCAACCACT